AATGGTTAAAAAAACCATTAAAGTCAAAATTAAGAAGTCGGGCAAGGGGGTACCCTTGCCCGACCAACCAACCAGGTTGGTCGGTCAGCTTCCGATGTACCCGACCACCCTGGGTTAGTTCCATGCAACCAAACCACAAATTTTTCCTCTATTATACCCGTCAATATGCGGTATGCTTTGACGACAATTCCTACTGCAACAGTCTGAATCTTGAGTACAATCTGAATCTTGTCTTTGACATGTAACACATTTATTATGTTTCAATAAACAGTCTTGTTTAGGACCACAATTAAAATATGATACACATCTTCGTTCTGTCATAAACGGCTCCATAAGGGAAACAAGATGTTCATTCCACATTGGAGGACCAGAATTAGTGGTAGTTTCAACAGGACGAGTAGACCATTTTACAGGTTTGTCTGATTTTTCTGGTTGAAAGTTACGTGGATCTGCACAAACTCCACTTCCATCCGCGTTTACACCAATTCTACAGTAACTACTACAACATTCTAAACTATCGTAGGGTAAAGTACATCTTTCACCGTTTGGATGACATAAACCACATTTTCCAAGTCGAGATAAACACCCAAAACCTTTAGAACAATCACTTGTTACTGTACAACTACTATTACTGTTATCTATCATTCCACTTACTAAGTAATTATGTGAAATAACAACCGTTCCATTTTGATCTGTTACATTTATAGTTGTTGTGTAGATAGAACTACCTTGACATATACCTGTTACAGGATTACATTCGCCGCTACAACATTCTAATCTTTTACCTGGTTTTCCTATGCATAAATCATTATCTTTATAACACAAGTCGCATTTGCCAGTACGTTTTTTACAACCAAATCCACCACCACAGTCAGAATGTTTAGTACATGATTCTGGAAAGCACATACTTGCATTTAAACGACTAACCATCTGACATGTGTTATTACCACAACATGGCCAACTATAACTATCTCCGCATCTAGAAGATAATTTGTCGCATAATGCACATTCGTTATTGGAACATCCCATATAACTTGGGCAGTCGTCGTCTTTTTGACACGGACTACCGTTAATTGTTAATAGTGTTAACTGTATCAACAATATAACAACTTTGAAATACATTTATTATATTTAAAAATACAAAAAAGAATAAAAATGACTTTAAAACAAAAATAACTGTAGTTTGATAAAAGTTAAAAAAGGGTCAATTGAAGCTTAAATTAAACCATAAAAAAATCACTGTAGATTACATATAGAATAAACAATGGGTTCAGCTGTTTCAAAAAATATTACTAAGGCGGCAACTGAAGCGGTCGCAAAAGTTTCAAATAATATAATAACCACTACAAAGTTATCTACTGATCAAACACAAATCATAAGTGTCACTGATGTAGACGGAGATGTTCATATTTCTGGTAATACTTTTACTCAGAAAGCTAATATAAACATTAAATCTCTTATGAACGCTTTGGTACAAGAAGATATACAACAGGCTTTAACAATGGAAATTGCACAAGCGTGTAAAAGTATAGTAAGCGGGTTGAATATCTTTCAATTTCCCGACGCTCAAAACGAGATAAATTTGTTTTTAAAGGCTAGCGCTGAGCTTATGAATACAATATCTTTGAGTTGTGCTGCGTCTGTATCTGAAAATCAAGTAATTACAGTTTCCAGAGTCAAAGGAAACGTTTATATCGAAGGAAATGTATTATCTCAAATGGCTGATATCTTTCAGTCGTGTATCCAAGATGCTGTATCAAAAAATACTATATTTCAACAACTTCAGGAAAAAATTGACCAAAGTGCGACTGCTAAAGCCGAAGGTTTGGGTTTATGGCAAATTATTATCTTGATTGCTATTGTTCTTGGTATACCATTTATTTCAGTAATTGCTGGAGTGGCAGTTGTAGGACGATATTTATTTCCTCTAAGTATTTTAGCCGGAGCTGGATGTTTGGCAGCCTATTATACTTGGGTTGATGAAAGTGTATATTCGCACGCGTTTTCAACCTTAATTAGAAACTTACCAAACTGCAATGCCCGACCTTTAGCTACAACATCTACTTCGTTTCCAAATTCGACTGCTGCCGCTCAAGCATGTGCTAATAACAGAAGCTGTGTAGCATTCGACTGGCAAGGAGTTGTTATCGATGATCAAGGTAATCATATATCATTCAATCCACCACAAACTACTTTTTATAGTAGTATTGGTTTGGGTTGTGAACAAGCTATAAAAAATTCTCCTGATCATTCAAAAGTTTTTCGTAATCCAATTTTTGTTAAAGGTAGTGGCCCTCCAAAAAATATTAAAGGGGATGCGTATTTAGATATAACAACAGCAGACTATTACTTTTTTGACCAAATATCTCGACAATGGAGTAGACAAGGATCATTTGCTCATTCAGACTTTACCAGTCGCAATTCTATTAATTGGGGCACTGTACCACCAACTGCCACAACTCAAGGTATTGCCGGAAGTATTTATGTCTATTATTCTGCTAGTGACCCCATTTACTTTCATATATATGTAAAAAATCCCGATGCGTGGAAACTTTACACTCCGCCATTAAAAGGACCAGGTTTAATTCCCGATACCCCAGCAAATATTAATGTTACAGGTTTTACAACCATAAAACATAGAGACTGGTTATTATACTTTGGAGGAGCATTACTTGTTGTTGGTATTTTGGGTTCAGTTGTTGCATTTGTATCAAACAAACCATCGTCTTCGATCAGAAGATCACAACAACCAATTAGAAGATCAACCAATCCTTTCGACGAAAATGAAGAAGAGTAATTTATGCTTAAAATAACCATTAAGTTTGAAAAGATGGTTACTACCCACTGATTTATTTAATGGTTACAATAACCATTAA